CAATTTGAATTAGAATTAGCTAAAGTTGAAGGCGTACAGTCAATTGCGGAAGTAAAATTTAAAAATCTTACTCAAAATGATGGGGATTATTCTCCACATGAATACAACTTATCAGAAGCAACGCATAATAAGATTATATATCCATCATTAGATCCATCGGTATTTGAAGTCAAATATCCAGATAATGATATTAGAGGTGCAGTAATTTAATAAATTTATCATTAAAAGTCTTATAAATTTCATACTTATATTTATATAATAGAGTATGCACACATTTATATTTCCAAAACAAGACACATTCATAACTAACGAAACTGGTTATGCCGATAAAAATTTTGGAATTGACGAAATTTTAGAATTAAAAGCACAAAATCAATTAGTAACCAATGTAACTTTTTACAGTTCTGCAAGTCTTTCTGGTAGTTATTCTACATTTGATGTATTAAACTATTCAGGAAATATTTCTGGAAGTTACCTATCAGGTTCTACGGAATCATCAAATATATACATTAGTGGATCATCTCAATTTACTTCAACAAATTATAATGGATATGTATCAGGAACATATGGTGCTGGAATTCCGATTACATCGAGTTTAACTAATTATAACGGTTCAGTTACTGGTAGTATAAGTGGTAGTATAATAGGATCTTTTACTGGTTCAATTTTTGCTGCTAGTGGATCGTTAGTTAACTTTTATGGGTGTATAAATGGAACTTTACAAGGAACACAGAGTGTTTACAATCCTACTACAACGTTTACTAACGATCCAGAATTTAGTAGAATTTTGATTCAATTTGATTTGACATCAATTTCAAGTTCTCTTTTGACTGGAGATATAAATAATGGATCTAAATTTTTCTTAAAATTAAAGGCATCTTCTACAAGCGAAGTACCGTTAGATTATAAGGTTTATGCATATCCAATCAGTAAAAGTTGGGATATGGGTATAGGAAGATATGACACTGAAGGACTAGGTAGTTTTGGTGCTAGTTGGTATTATAATACTACACAAAATACTTCTAGTTTGTGGTATTCACCTACGTCATCTACAGAAACTTATGATTTCAGTGATTATCTTTTAACATCAAGTTTAGGATCTGCATCATTCCAAAATGGAGGAGCTACATGGTTGTATAATGTACCATCAACTTATTTACAACCAACTTCTAGCACATCATCATCATTTTATAATATTTCTAGCGGATCAAAGTATATATCATCATTTTGTTCATCTTCATTGAGCGGCAGTTCATTAATATGTTCACAATCATATTCTTATAGTACATCCGATATTTACATGGATGTTACTCCAATAGTTAAAGGTTGGATTTGTGGATGTATTCCTAACAATGGATTCATTTTAATAAGTTCACTTGAATTAATTCAATCAAATGATGTTAATTCTAGTATAAGATTCTTCAGTAAAGAAACTAATACTATTTATCAACCATATTTAGATGTTCAATGGGATGACAGCACATATTCTACAGGTAGTTTAATACCATTAACAGGATTTAATCCATATACAGTAGTTATTAAGAATGTGGGTAGAGAATACAAATTTGGAAGTGTACCTCGTATAAACATATTTGCGAGAGAAAAATCACCATTAAAGAATTTTGTTAAAGGATATCAACAAAGTCAATATTTAAGTTCAAGTTTATTACCTTCTGATTCTTATTATGCGATTAAAGACAATGAAAGTGAAAATTTTGTAATTGATTTTGATGATTATACAAAATTAAGTTGTGACGGTGCAATTCATTATTTCAGACTAGATACAACTGGTTTACCTGTTGAAAGATATTATAGAATTTTAATAAAAACAGAAATTAACGGTGAAATCGTAATATTTGATAACGGAAACATATTTAAAGTATCAAGATGAGTATAAAATCACAAATCAATGACTTTTTATTAACAGGCCAATTCACTAATAACATTGATGAATTTGGTAATGTAAATTTATATATTAGTTCAAGTGAAGCAAATGAACAATATATTGCATTTGAATTGATAAATTTTAATTATAAAAAAGATGAAATTGAAAATTTATATGATGTAGGTATTACTGAAATACAAACAGAACCTATAATTCAAAAACAAGTATTTGATCAAACTTTCTTAACTGAATATAATAAAGTATTATATGAAAATCAAGACTTGAAAGAAAAATTAAATCAATTGGTTGACGAAGTACAGTCCGATTCATCCAAGTCGCAATTAAGTGCAGCAAGAGATTTAATCATAGAATTAAGAATTAAATTAAAGCAAGGAAATAAACCTGAAGATTTTTCTAACGAATTTCCTTTTAATTTAAAATCTGAAAATGAATAATTTATGGCATTTCCATTTCCAACAATATCATCTAACAGTGGATCATTAAATAGTGGTTCTTACTTTTTACAAAATGATTTGGATACATTTAACGATGTACCATTTCAAGAATACTATTTTGGTAATTCGGAACAAGATATTATTGAATTTAGTGTGTATGACATCGAAGGTAATATTAACGTATGGAAATATTTACCTGTTTCTGTCACATATACTGTATTAAATAAAACTTATAAAGACGTTGATAATAATACTTTAAATTACAGTTATAAACAATACAATAGCAGTTATACGATTGCATTTAATAAAAATATATTATTAAGTACACTTCAAGATTTTTCCGGTTCAAATATTAATTCAGGTAACCATGTTGCAAGCTATAATTTCATTAGAAATGTCGCCGGTAATCCTGATTATCAACTTTATATTAAAGAAATTTCTCCAAGTAGAAGAGAAGTAAAATTAACACCTTCATTTAAATTAGATTTAACAAAAGAAGAAAACATACTTGTAAATCTTCAATATCAAGCATTTGCTAGAAAAGCAGTATTAGTCAGAGACACCATTCCACTGTTCAATTACTTTTTAGATTCATATCAAATCTATAAAAATAGTGATACATTAATTAACAACAATAAAGCAATTTTTACACTATTAAGAACTAATTTTGGATTCAAATCAGATGCAGATATACTTGCATTTTTAGACGATACATACAATGGTTTTAATCGTCCATTTGTTAATTCTCAAAACGGACAATTGATAGAAAATAGTTTTGAAGGTGCTAAAAATTATATTAAAGATTGGTTGTATACATATTACAAGTCAATTTATTCATTTGAACAGATTAAAACACAATTTAAATATATTGTTCAAAAGTCAATATCAATTAGATTGAGTCAACTAAATTCATATTATACAAGTAATATTGAATTGACAACACAAGTTGAAAATTTCATCAATGATTTGTTTTTCACAAATTTTATATCAAATGTTGTTGATACAGTTCAAGTTTATCACGATAAAAAATTGTATGCATATTTGAAGAATGCATTGAATTTTGGCAATGATACATTTTATACAATATTAAATTATACATTCGTAGAAGAAGATGGTAATACAAACATTATTGTAAAATTGTTCAATGAATTACCATTAGATGTTTCATTAAGAGACAGATGTTGGATTTCAAATATATCATTGATACCAACAATTCAAAAATTTGTAATTAATGTTCCAGTTGTTAAAAGAAGTTTTAAAATATCTGGACCAAATTTTAAAGTGCCTATTGATTCTTATAAGAGTTCACCTGTAAATTATCAAAATTCTAATGATTTAAAGTTAGATAATACTACAAAGAATGATGTAGAATTTTATAAGAAATTAAACAATCTTAACGTAGATTATTCAAATTTTTCTAACTTTATAGTATTCAGTTCTGCAGAATTAAGAACTAAGTTATTTTTAAATAAAGTAACATCGATTAATCAACTTAATACATCAATTAATTCTATATTGACTACATTATCTGCTTCTGCTGCAAATAGTGCGTCATCATATACATTATTAACTTCCTATCCATTCATTAGCGCATCATATGCAGAAGAAGTAAATGGATATCAATCACAATTAAATACAATTTTCAATTCATTTGACGGATATGATTCATATTTGTATCAAAATATCACTTTAGTAAGTGGTAGTACAACATCATTTGTCAATGGTGCATATGTACAAAATTACAATTATCCAGACTATATTGAAAATGCAATTGAATTTGATAAAAATAACAGAGATAGTCTTGTAAATAATACACCAGAATATATTTTATTGGATGATAATAATACCGATTATTTGATATTCTTGTCAATGATTGGACATCATTTTGATAACATTTACTTGTATATTAAGAATTTTCCAACACAACAATATGTTCAAAATAATCTATCATCAAGTTATGTAAGTACCGTTGCCAATACTTTATTACAACAATTTGGATGGAATCCAATTAGTTCATTTGATAATTCATCTATTGAAGCTAATTACTTGACGGGTTCAAATGCTTATTCTGATTATGATAAATTAAAGATAATTTGGAATAGAATTCTAAAGACACTTCCATTGATTTACAAGACTAAGGGAACAGAAGAATGTATTAGAACAATATCTAACATTTATGGAATTCCTCGTAGTTTATTAAATGTTAAAGAATATGGTGGTAATAAGATTTCTGATGAAGATAATTCATCCTACACATATCAAAGTAAATATTACTTTACAAAATATACCAGAAATGGTGATGCAATAATAATACCTGTATTTGGCACATCAAGTTATGTCAATTCAATAGAATTTAAATTTAGAATTGATTCGGATTATATCTATCCACAAAATACCAAAGTTTATTTGTTAAAAACAACTAATTGGGATGTATCAATCAAAAAGGAAGTTAAAGATACATTTGGAAAATTAAAATTTGATATGTCTCCATCTGGAGCACCAACTGACTATCTTGAAACAGATTCATTGCCATTGTTTAATGGAAATGTATTCAATGTATTAATTAAACAAATCAATTTATCTGCAAGTTATGATTCGGGATCTGGCGGCCAATTACCATATCAATATTCATTAAGAGTTACATCTGTTGACAATGATGAAATTGTATTTGATGATAATAAATCAATTATTAGTGGTACCGAAGGAATCAATGAATCATTCAATAGTTTCGGTTTGCTTTATGTAGGAAACTATACGGGTGGTGGAAATTTATTCCAAGGAAATATAGACAAAATAAATCTATGGAAACATGAATTAGACGATGAATCTTTTATAGAACATTGTAAGAATTTTGATTCTTATAGAACAAATAATGACAGTACGACATATGATAATTTGTATTTTAGATACAGTTATGATTATCCAGTTAATATGTACACTAGTTCATTCTTTGTTGTAAGAAATGCAAATAAATTATATTCACAATATAGTGCTTCTGCATATAACTTTGCACAAAATACAACTACACAATCAAATTGTTTAACCGTATCTGCATCTTTGTATCCATATCAATTTGATGAAATTGAAATCAATCAAAACATTAAATTGGGACAATATGGACCTAATAAATTCAAGAATGTAAAGATTAATAAAGCAACACAAAATGTTGAAGCTAGATTGATGCCTAATGAAACCAGTGTTGTAAATAATTTAGTAACCACCGATTCAAATTTATTAGCTGTATATATTTCTCCGTTTAAAGTAAGAGACGATGACATTTTAAATTTCTTGGGTGAATATGATATTATGGATTTAATCGGAAATCCATCCAATATTTTCGTTGACAATTATGAAAGTTTACAAACACTAAGAAACAATTATAACAAATATAATTTATCCGAACAAGTCTTATATCAAGAGTTCATGACTCTATATAAGAATTATTTTGACGGATCTTTCTTTGAAACAGTTACACAATTGCTTCCAGCAAGAAGTAAAGTAATTGACGGTATATTGATTGAACCAAGTCTATTGGAAAGAAATAAATATCAAAACCGACCAATAGATAGTGCTATTGCTTACGATTTAAGTAGTTCATATCAACCACTTAGAAATTTTTCTGCTTCTTTTGAAAGAAATTATAAAAGCACAAGTCAAGTTAATTTAAGTAAAAATGGACTAAACTTTCCATTAACATCTTCTACGTATGGTTCATTGACATCATCAATGCATCCATCATCATATACATCTAATAACTTCACAACATTCCAGTTCTCTAGTTTGAATTATGATAAGAGATTAAGCACATTTTCTGTTAGTGGATCGTTTTTTGATAAATTTGAAAGTAATTATATTTACAGAAATAATAAGAATGTATATTTGTTTGGTATCGATCCAAATACCAGTTTAGAAAATTCTAGCAGTAAATTTGTAAATATATATTCTTATGTAAATGTCAATTCCGCATCTTTATTTGCTACATATGACAATAATTCTTCTATTTTTGATACCGAATCATATCCTATAGGACATTATTCGATGAAAAGAAGAATTTCAAGATTTTCAACAAATCAATATTTCGTCAATTCACCAACAGGCTCATTTTATAAAAAATCTAGCCAAACTATATATACGACTGTAGATGATGAAGGAAATAGTGATAATTCATCACCAATTGAAAGAACTCAAATAAATTTACAAGTTTCTGAAAATTCATTGATTAGTTCATAAGAAAAATTTAATGAATAATATTTATTGATAAATATACTTATATTATATGGCATATCTAGATAACAAAACTATAACAGTTGATGCGATTTTAACCCAAAAAGGTAGACAATTGTTGGCAAAGAATGGTTCTTTGAACATTACATCATTTGCTCTTGCGGATGATGAAATTGACTATAACTTATACAATTCAACACATCCACTAGGCAGTGCTTTTTATGATATTGCTATAAGAAATACACCAGTATTGGAACCATTTAGTGATGAAACACAAGTAATGAAGTACAAGTTGGTAACATTGCCATCTGGAGTAACCGCAATTCCAGTAATTTCTATCGCACAAACAAGTATTATAACCAATAGATTGAATACTAGTGAATTTATAATTTCTCCAAGTACCAATCCAACATATAATACAACACTAGGATATACTGCTATATTGGGTAATAAGAATGCCGGAACATTATTAGTAACAGAAACAAATAGTATTAATTCTACAAGTGCTACTGTTCCAAGTTTTGCTGGTGATGCAGTTACTGCTGCTTCTCAAGTAGTAGTTGGTAATAAGTTTAAATTTGTACCAAATAACGCTTTGATATCTACCATAACTACAACATTGACTATCATTGGTAATGAAAGCGGTGGTAGTTTAACAATTCCAGTTACCATAACAGTTTAACCGCTTAATAAAATATGATTTTTAAAAACTTTGAATCTACAGACATAGTAGCAGGAAGAATCAATACAGTTTCTTCTGGATTTTGGGTTGACGGCAATTATGCAGTAACACAATCAACTTTTACAACATCATCCACTCAAGTGGTATTGACTGGTTCAAACCAATATGATGTTCAAAATGGATTGTATTATTACAATGTATATTACCAAAACCAACCACATTTTTCAATAACATATGGTGATTATTATGGTTCTGGTTCATCTATTACCGATGCAACATCATTATATATTCGTCCAACACAAGCAATTTACAATCAATATAAGAATGTATTGTTGACACCGGACGATACATTTTTTAATTTTAAATCAGGTAATTACACTGTAGCTACAGCCACCGATTCAACTACATCTGTTACAGGATCTGGTATAGTAGTATTGAATTTCTCCGCTGATAAATATAAAGATCGTGTAGATGAAGGACAAATTGAATTTAGTATTAGTGGTGCCAATGGTCAATTTACATTTATCGATGATTCTTCTGTAGTTAAGAAACAATTTGACGTTTATAATATCATTAGCGGTAGTGTAAATGACGGTGTTCCATCTGCATATTCAAGTGGTGGAGTAATTACATATAATTCCATTGGATTATTTTATCCAAAAACAGGTACAGTTGTATTAAATGCAGGTGCAATTAGTTCTTCTGTTGGTGTATCTTTGACTGGATCATTCGCAAGTGTTGCTGATCAAACCAATACATACGCATTGAATCAAAGAACTATGTTCCAAGCAATTACTAAATGCACAACAAAGACATTTAAAGTAAGAAAATCCGAATATTTACCATCTGCTCAATATTTCGTAAGAGTAAAGAATCAAGATTTTAATTATACAAACAATCCAACATTTATTGCAAATGGTACTACTGATAGTTTAAATGGTACAGTATTAGCAAGAGGTGCGATCAAGATTAGTGATTTCGTAAATAATCCTACGACTTATATTACTACTGTTGGTTTATATGATAGTGATAATGAACTTGTAGCAGTTGCAAAATTGAGTCAACCAACACAAAAAACTTTTGATAGTGAATTGTTGATTAGAGTAAGACTTGATTTTTAAACTAATGGATACATGATTAAAAGTCTAAATAGAGATGATGTCCAAGTTACCCCATTTGTTGCTAAGAAACTCTGGAATCCTACAAATATTGAAGCTACGGATTTGATATTATGGATGTCTGGATCATTAAGTGGATCGATATCTCATATTTATATTGATTATGGTGACGGTACAAGTTTGCCTACAACAAATAGTTATTGTAATTTAGCGTTACAACAACAAAGTGATGATTTTGTTCAATATCATCGTGGTTTAAACATTACAGGCACATTTTTCCCGGTAGGAAATCAATATTATAATTCGGCATCCAATCCAACTAATACTGATGGTACTTATATGCGAATGGTATATAATACCAATAAACAATTATTTTACAACACATATAATAATCCAACTCAATTATGGGGTGTAGAAAATTTCAATTTGGATACTACATATAGACTCTTGACAGATGTAATGGATGTATTCACAATTCCAACAATTAATTTCGGAGAAAAAATTTCTCCATATAGTGTAACAATAATTGACGATCAAGATGATGCCAATTATGTAATTGTAGATGATGGAAATGAAAATTTAATACTTAGTGGAAGTTATTTTTCTACTTATCAAGAAATAGAATTCACTGATATATGACCGATCCAATTTATAAATTAAAAACAGGATATTCAATTGCTGCTGACGGTGATTATGTAGCAGTTGGAAATCCTACATCTTTTTTATCCGGATCATTCGTATTAAATAATAAAGGATCGGTTGAAGTATTTAAATATTCTAAAACAACAGATGTATACGATCCCAATTTTATATTTTATAAATACATAAATCCGGATGATTTTCCAGGATATTTGTCTGCGGATACCAGTAGTGTAGACACTACATATATTAATGCAGATACATCATCTGTTCCTATTTTAGGATTGAACATAGAAATTGATTTAGGTGGATGGAATCCTGTTATTTATGATGATTCTTATGGCTTATCTGTAGATGTATCCGGATCAATAGTAGTAATTGGAAATCCATATTATAGATTTTCATTGATTAACGGTTCTATAGTTTATACAGGTTCTTGTGTTGATATATACGATTTATCTGATTATTCAAGTAGTTATGTATCTGGAACGGTTTATTATCCAAAATATAGTATTACAAATTCATTTGACAATCTAGAATATTCTACATTTGGTGAATCGGTTTCAATTTTTGAAAACAAATTAGTAGTTGGATCAAGTAAAAATAATGCGGCTTATATATATACACAATCTCTTGGTGTATGGAACCATTATCAAACATTATCTCCTGGTGGATTACCTGCGGATTATTATTATGGTAGTGTAGTTAAGATTGATCCGAGTGGATCAAATAGAATAGTAGTTGGTAATAAATCAACAGGCAGTGCAGTTTTTGTATACGAATTAAATACATCTACAAATCAATGGGTGGAAAATGATAGATTGGATCAAGACAGAAATATTACCGGTTCATTAAATTTCATTGATACCAAACCATATTTTCCTGGCAGTCAACCAAGCGGAAGTAATTATGGTAATTCGGTATCAATCTATGGAGATACAATTATGGTAGGTTCTCCAAATGACATGTATTATTATGAATGGAGTGGTTCTACAGTTCTACGAAATAGAGGTGCAGTTTATTTTTGGAAAAAGTGTTCGGATGCAACTGATTGGTTTTTATTAGAAAAATCATTTGGAGATGATAATATTTTAGAATCAAATAATTTAGGATATTCCGTTGACATTTACAAAGGCAATGCGATTGCTACCAGTACAAAAGATATTAGTCAATTTAGTTCTAGTTATATTAAAAATACAATTAATAAAAGATTTGATTGCAACCCAAATGACAATGTAATTGATACTTTAGGACAAATTGTTTACTATACATCATCACTATCTACTTCACTATGGGAAGTAAAATCTGTAGTTACTAAAAAGAAAAAATATGGTTATCCATACACAACATTTGGATATAGTACTGCAATTACAGATAATATAATATCAATTGGTTCCCCATTATTCTTGGTAAACCCAAATGAAATGACATCTTCCGTATATGATACCATAAATGGTTATTCATATATTTATAATTTTAATGATCTAGTCACCAATTATCATATTGGAAATGTATTTTATAGAGATGGTAAGATTATTTTGTCAAATAGTGGTTCTATTTTTGATAATTTATTAAAAGATCGTTCTAATCCATTACAATCTAAATATGACATTGAATATAAGAGCAATGTTAAACTATATGAAAAACAAGTATTATGTAGAATTGAATCTGGAGAATTTAACTATAGTACAAATCCTACATCATTAGTTCCAAATACATTTGATTTTGATATTGATGGTAATAAATATTTTGATTTTACCGACCTAGATTTGATATTAAAATATATTAACTATCAAGTAAATGGTTCATATAATTGGTGGGATTATATGACATTTACAAATGAAGAACAATCACTATTTAATCTTTATTCTGTAGAATATAACATTTCATCTAGTTATACAACCAATTATACTTCATTATTGTCATCAAACTATTATGATTTTGATATTGATGGTAATAATAAAGTTAATTTGAATGATATGTACATACTGTGGAAGTATTTCAATGATAATTTGAATCAAACCGATATATTCAAGTATATAGAACCGAAGTCTATTAGAAAAACTGTACAAGAAATTGTAAGTTATATTGAACAAAAAACTGGTAAATTTGGTGGTAAGAGTATAAAAGAAGAATTTTTTGGATTTAATTATAGTTCTTCAATTGACCCAACTGGTTCTTATTTAGCTCCATATATAACAACAGTAGGGCTTTATAGTGGTGCAGATTTGGTTGCGGTTGCTAAATTGGGTATGCCAATTAAAAATACTGGTGAATTACCACTAAATATTTTTGTAAAATGGGATATTTAAACATATTTATAAAAAGAAAGTATAATATATGCCAACACCAGTAAACAGAGAATCTTTAAACAAGAGTCTAGAACAAAGATATCAATCTCAAAGTTCAGGAGGTGCATTTAATGCTAAAGATATCAATACCAAACCAGATTCTATAACAACTGGTCCAAATCCTTCTGCAAAGGGTCAACAATTTACAATTGATAAAGGTGGATTTAGAGTAAAACAACCAATTGGATTGTCAGATTTAGCGGATGTTCCAGATAGAAAAAATAGTACATCTAAAGAATTATCATCATTGGTAAAGGGTTTTAATAATAAAAAATATAAAGGATAATAACATATACTATATATTAGTATATGGTTATATTAGGTTTAGATTCATCCACATCAGTTACAGGTTGGGCATTTAGTAAAGACGGAAAAGTCTTAGATGCCGGTTATATTGATACCAAAAAATTTGAAACAACAAAAGAGAAAACTTTTTTTGTTATATCCGAATTGGAAAAGAATCTGTTAATTAAAGATGTTACCGTCATTAATTTAGAAGCCGCTTTAAGTGGATTTGCTGGTGGATTCACATCACAACAAGTTATAATTACATTGGCTCGTCATAACGCAGTCTTTGCTTATATTATTGAAGAACACTTTAAAGTCAAGGTAAATCTGTTATCGGTTAATACTATGCGTAAACAATTATTTGGTAAGTGTAGAATTAAAGGCGTTAAATCAAAAGAATTTGTAAAATGTGAATTGGAATCACTTTGTCCTGATGTAGTTAAATTTACTGTTCTTAACAAAAAGGGTAATTGGGATGAACGAAATGGTGATATGTATGATGGTATAGTCTGCGCATTATACAAAGATGAACCGCAACAAAATAATAGAGTTAGCAAAAAAGATAAAAGCATTAGCCGAAAAGGGTAAGGGCGGAGAAAGAAATGCGGCTAAAGAAAAGTTAGAACGGATATGTCAAAAATATAATATATCCAAAAGTGAATTATCTACATCGGAAGAAGCTAAAAATTATTACATTGTAATAAATGATTCAAATGAAAGAGAATTGCTTATTAATGTATGTTGTATGATATTGGATGTTCCTGGATTCAAATGGAAAGAAAAAAATAATTGTATTTGTATTCATATTACTCAACCAGAATATGAAAATATTAATAGTGCATTTGAATATTATAGAGACATGTACAATGACTATAAAAGATATTTGATGCAAGGAATAATTTCTAGACATGCAATTGGATATATCCCAAAACATCAAACATATACTCAAGAAAATATTCAACAAGATATTCCACCCACTCCATCCGAAGATATTAAAGACGAAGAAAAAGAACAAAAAACCGAAGGAAATGATGATGAAACATCAAGTGAAAGTAAAAATTCCGAAGATAAATCTGAAGATGTTGAAAAAGAAAAACCGATTGATCCAATCAAGTTGATGAAAATTGCAGTTGCATTGGATAAGAAACCGTGGGTGAAAAATGATCCAAATAAAAAGTTGATAGAATAAGACTTTTATTGTAAAGTATAGTTAATGTTGTTATATCAAGAGACAATTGTATCCGTTTTAAATAAACTGTTACATCAAGTTCCTAAGATTCGTAAGGGAACTGATGCAGTTTATCATTGTCCATCTTGCAAACATTACAAAAGAAAACTAGAAATTAATTTACATACAGGTAAGTATAATTGTTGGGTATGTGGATTTAGTGGAACAAGTTTCAAGACTTTATTTAAGAAATTAAATGCTCCAGCAGAATATTATACAACAATTGGATTAAGTCAAAAATCTTTTTCTAAGAAACTAACCACAGAATTTTCTATTTCTTTTGAAGATGAACCAGAAGAACTAAAATTGGTTAAGTTGCCTAAAGAATTTAAACCAATCAATGAACCCGTGAATGAACTGGAATATAAACATGCATTAAAATATCTAAAGTCTAGAAATATAACTAAGAATGATATTATTAGATACAACATTGGATATTGTACTGAAGGTGATTTGAAAAACAGAGTGGTAATACCATCATATGACAACAATGGCATATTAAATTTTTATACAGCTAGAAGTTTTTTTGAAACTAAAGGATTGAAATATGTTAGTTGTTCATCATCAAAGAATATTATTGGATTTGAATTATTTATTAACTTTGAACAACCAATAACATTAGTGGAAGGTCCATTTGATGCTATTGCAGTAAAAAATAATTGTATACCATTGTTTGGTAAGACAATGAGTAAGCAATTAAAATTAAAATTATTAGAACACGATGTACCGATGGTACATATTTTATTAGACAATGATGCGATAAAAGATTCCATCAAAATCTGTGAATTTCTAATCAAGAATAGTATTCCAACTAAATTAATAATGTTGGACGGTAAAGATCCAAGCGTAATAGGTTTTGAAAAAACTTGGCAACTGATAGATAGTTGTGATACGATGGACTTTGAAAAGTTATTTAAGTTAAAACTAAGAATATAATATGGCAAAATATCTTAAATCAGATATAGAAAAATTCAAGAATGTATTTCACATTGCAGATATTCATTTGCGTCTTACAAAGAGACATGATGAATACAATCAAGTATTTGAAAGATTGTATAAAGCAGTAGAAAAGACACCTGCGGAAACTGTAGTTACCGTATTGGGAGATGTTTTGCATTCAAAGAGCGATCTTTCACCAGAATGTGTAAAGATTACAACTGAATTTCTACAAAACCTAGCAGATAGAAGACCTACAGTATTGATTGCGGGTAATCATGATGCTACATTAGCTAATAAAAATAGATTAGATAGTTTGAGTCCAATTGTTGACGCAATTAATCATAAAAACTTATTTTATCTAAAGGATTCTGGACTTTATATCTTAGGAGATATTCTATTTAATCATTATAGTGTCTTTGACGAACCAGATAAGTATATTAAAGCGAAGGATATTCCCAAGGTTTATTTAAACGAAACTCGTTATAAAATTGCTTTATTTCACGGACCAGTAAATAATGCAATTACAGATGTAGGATATAAAGTTGCAAGTAGAACCATCACAAATCAAATCTTTGATGGACATGACATTGTATTGTTAGGTGATATTCACAGACATCAAGTTTTAAATCAATCCGAACCAATTATTGTATATGTAGGTTCATTGATTCAACAGAATCATGGAGAAGAATTAAAAGGACATGGTTTTGTATTCTGGGATTTGAAGACTAAAGTATTTAAACACTTTGAAATTCCAAATGATTACGGTTTTTATACCGCAGAAATTAACAAAGGTAAGTTGACTACTGATATATCTGATATGCCTAAGAAGGCAAGATTGAGATTGAAGTGTTTTGAAAGTGTTGCTACTGAAGTTAAATCTGTATTATCACATATTCGTGAAAAATCTGATGTTACTGAAGTAACTTATGTTCGTGTAGATTCACCTAATACATCATCTAATAATATTATTGACAACAGTAATTTTAATTTGACTGATGTATCTGATGTGGATTACCAAAATAAGTTAATCACTGACTATCTTAATAATAAGAATGTAAGTCCTACAAAAGACACACTTGAAAAGATTTATAAGATAAATAAAGATTTAAATGCATCTTTGGAAAAAGAATCTATCGTTAGAAATATTAGATGGAAACCTAAGAAGTTTGAATTTGACAATATGTTTAGTTATGGTGAAGACAATGTTATTGACTTTACCAAGATGCATAATGTAGTTGGATTATTTGCTAATAATGCTGCGGGTAAATCAAGTGTATTATCAGCATTATCTTTTTGTATTTTTGATAAATGTGATAGAGCGTTCAAAGCATCTCACATTCTTAATACACAAAAGATGACATTCCGTTGCAAGTTTAACTTTGAAGTTAACGGTGTAGATTTCTTCATTGAAAGAAAAGGACATGCGGATAAAAAGGGAAATGTCAAAGTAGATGTAAAGTTCTGGAAAGAAGATGGTGGTAAAGTTGTAGAACTTAATGGTGAAGCTCGTAGAAGTACTAATGATATCATTCGTGATTATGTTGGTACATATGACGACTTTATTTTAACTGTCTTGAGCATCCAAAACAATAAGGTTGGTTCATTCGTAGATATGGGACAAACAGAAAGAAAAGATCTGTTGGCCCAATTCATGGGACTAACTATATTTGACAGTTTGTATAACGATGCGTCTGATAAGACTAAAGAAATCAATTCGTTGTTAAAGAATTTCAAGAACAATGATTATACTCAGAAGTTGTTGAATTTAAATGCCGACATAGAAAACTTTTCTGGTTCACTTAGAAATGAAAATTCTAATTTAGAAAAACTATCTAATCAAAGAGATTCTGAAAATGATAGATTATTAGATGAAACCAAAAAACTAATTAATGTTAACGGTAATATTATTGATATTGTTTCTCTTGAATCAAAAAAAGTTTCATTAGAAAATTCTATATCAACACAATCTTCCAGTTTAAATTCATATAAGTCCCAGTTGTTATCTGTTGAATCAACATATAAGGAATATGATGAAATTATAAAGAATTATGATAATGATGATATTACAACTAAGTATGAATCATTTAAAGAACTAGAAACATCTTTAAGTCAAAAAGAACAGTTTATTGAAAAGAAGAAGATTGTTGTAACATCCAAATTACAAAAACTAAAGAAATTGGAAGAACATAAGTATGATCCAAATTGTACTTTTTGTACAACCAATGTATTCGTTAAAGATGCAATTAAAACAAGAGAAGAACTTGAATCGGACAAAGTTGAAGCTCAAAGTCTTGTTGGAGAATATACTAATCTTAAAAATAAAGTTGGGGAATTGTCTTATATAAAAGATCATTGGAAAGAATACAACGATATTCATAAATTACATGTTGAAACACAGATTAAAATTAACAAATTAAATACTGAAATCTTAAAGTTATCAAATAATATTAGTTCCAATCAGAATTCATTAATTAATATTGATAGTCAAATCAAGGAATATTATAATAATAAAGATGCGATTGAATTTAATAAGACTGTTAAAGATACAATTGATTCAATTAAATCTAATATTAAAACAATTGACTTGGAAATTAAGAATGTAAATAATAACATCATTAATTATAATACTAAGATTTCTGGATTTGAAGAACAACGAAAGACTATTCAAAAGTCAATTGAAGATGTAAAAGTACTTGAAGTTGAATATGAAGCTTATCAATTGTATACAAATGCAATTTCTAGAGATGGTATTCCATATGAATTGATTAGTCGAGCTTTACCAACTATTGAAAAGGAAGTAAATAACATATTAAACCAAATAGTAGAATTTACTGTAATCTTACAGACCGATGGTAAAAATGTAACTACACATATTAATTATGAAGATAAACGATGGCCATTAGAGTTGGCGAGTGGTATGGAACGATTTGTTAGTTCATTGGCTATGAGAGTAGCGTTAATTAACATTAGTAATCTACCAAGACCCAATTTTATAGCTATAGATGAAGGATTTGGATGTGCTGATGCCGATAATTTATCATCTATGGGTGCTTTATTTGCGTTTTTGAAGACTAACTTTGATTTCGTATGGATTATTAGTCATTTGGATAGTATGAGAGATATGGTTGACAATAGACTTGAAATTAAGAAAGAAAACGGGTTCTCTAAAGTTAATTATGTATAATTAATGGGTATATATATTTATAGTATATATGCCCAGCATAAAGACAGGTCAAATTTTAGGTTTATCAAGTCAAACTGTTAATATAGAAGATAAGACATACTTATCCGAATATTTTAACCTCACAGAGTTTTCACCAGAATTCTCTGTGGGGAAAAATGCGTTGGTAATCAATGGAAGTGACAAACTTAAAATTGGTGCCGAAATACTTACCGAAGCATTTGATGGTAACGGTGTACCTCTTTTTATTGAAAAGGCAATAAGTGTTGATCAATTAACAAATAAAAGAATCATTGTACTATCAATTTATGTTTATGAACAAAATTCAGTTGGTTCTGGAAAAATAATATTAGTTTCAACTACATCAGACAATAAAACAGTAAGATGGACGGCTAATATAAATATAAATGTTAATAAAGTTACTGATTCTAAAATTAGATTTTACACCCAACCATTAATTGAAGTTGAACCAGTATTATCTTATGCAGTATCATCTTCTGTAGAAAATAATCCAAAAACAGTTACAGGTAGTTTTATATCAACTCCTGTACAACCTAAGGCGGATTTTGATATTCAAAAGTTTGGATATAGAAAAAATCTTGTAGATTATAGAATAATCGACGGTTCTGCTAACTTTAGTTCAAGTTTAAAGAATTTCCAAGTACAATTATATGTAAATAAAATTAGAGATTATGCTAGTTTAAATGAAATTAGTATAAATACTACTGCTTCTTTTTTAATTAAAGATGTATTAAATGTTACTACATTAATTCTAGATACACCATTTACTTATAATAATAAAATAGCAGTGATTACAAGTGGAAATTATAAAATTGTTTATAATGATATTACTTATAGTCCTAATTTATTTTTGTCATCAAGTTATCTACAAGAATCTTTGGGATTAAGTGGTGCAAAACAATATAAAAAATTTTCTTATGCCAAGATAATTTATAAAAATATTAATACTTTTACTGGTAAACCTGCTAAACATAAGGTTTATAGAAAAAGTTTAAGAACTCTTGGTGATTTTGAATCAGTAATTGATGAATCGTTTGGTGATACAGAAATATTAAGAGATCCAGTTACACCAAATAAAGCATTTGAAAGATTGGGTGTATTTTTTAGTCAATTTCATATAAATAACTTTTGGTTTACCAGCTCTAACAATTTAAGTCTTAAATACGACAATCAAACATTTGTTGATGCGTTGAAAATATCTGGTAGTAATTTGAATGGTACATATGCAATTGTAAAAGCAAATACATCATTTACAAATAGAAATGTTTCTTATTTACCTTATAATGTAAATGAACAATCTGCACAATCAGGATCCAACTTTGACAGTAACTTTTTAACTTTTTATAAAGATACAGACTATGTTTTTTCATTCAGAACATCTGTAATAGAAAAAGATTCTTCCGCTACGGCCAAATTAAAATTTTATATTACAAGTTCATTGCCAAGTGTAAATAAAAATATTAGTTATGATTCAAATAGAGGCGTATTAATTGCAGAATTTGCTTATAGCGGAAGTACAATCGGAAAATATTTTGATCAAAAACAAAATTTTGAATTTAAATTTCCTGAAGATCTATATGGAACTTTAGTTGTTTATCCCGAAAATGTCAAACAAATAATTGTTTCTGATTTATCAATAAAAGTTTCTGAATTGTATGGTTATACTGGAAATTCGTATTATGTAAAAGTTCCATTTCCAGTAAATGTTGCAAATGAAGTATTTGAAATAAAGTCTGAATTATATGATGTCAATTCAAATCTTTCATATACAAATTTAAGAACTGTTCAAGTTTTTGATCCATCTGGTAGTAGTGCTCCACCAGACATTGGAAGTAGTGCAGTAATAAGCGTAGACGTTTTAAATGTAACAAGTAGTATCAATTGGCAAAGTCCTTGTAGGAGTGATTCACCTGCACCATTTAAATATTTCTTAACATGGGATAATGACACTAAACAAGTTTGTGTAATGACATCAAGTGCGGTTGCTTCTGGAAGTATTATATCTGGAAGTGGAGGTGGTAATATTACCTCTATAATTGGTGGGCCTGGAATAACTATAATAAGTGGATCTGGTCCGATAGTGACTATTAGTGCGAGTGCAGGAGGAACAGGAAGTGGATTTCCATTCACAGGAAGTGCGGAAATTACAGGTTCATTAACTGTTACAGGATCAATTTATTCTTATAATATAACATCCAGTTTATATGGTACGGCTTCATGGGCAATTAGTGCATCAAGAGCAATTACTGCTAGTTATACCGTTTCGTCAAGTTATTCATTAAGTAGTTCATACGCAAATACATCAAGTTATTCTATAAGTTCTAGTTACGCATTGAGCAGTAGTTATTCATTAAGTGCAAGTTATGCGAATAACGGAATACCTACAGGTGGAACTACAAATTATGTATTAGCAAAAAATAGTCCAACTGATTATGATACTGTTTGGATACCATCACCATCTGGACCTGCTGGACAGGGTGAATTTACATTTACTTCATCATATTTTAGCGGATCTACATCATCCATTACTTGTTCATCGGATTATTCTTTTTGGCACTTACATACACTTAATAATTTAAATGTACACATTAGTTCATCAGTAGAATCTGGATCATTTAGTATTAGACTGGTATCATCTGGAAGTACAAATAATACAATTAATTTTTACCCATATGAACAAATACAATGGGGCGGAGTAGCTGGCTTTGATGGACCTGGTAGTGGATCTATTGAAGAATCTGGATCTATTACTTTAATGCCGGCTCAAGAAATGGTTTTATCTTTTATTTATTATAATACTACATCGTCATTATATCCAGAAAAGAAATATAGTGCATTTGTATCTGATTTAAAAACTCCTGGTTTAGAAAATAAAACAATAATACCAAATCTTTATTTAGTTGGTGAAGGTGATTATAGTATTGGTGGTGGAGGATTAACAGATCCAAATGCTTATATATTTACAATTAATGGTGGTGGAACAAATCAAGATTTAAGTGGTATTGGAAGCAAATCATTTTGGGGATGGGCACCTGTATATGTTGAAGGTGCTGGCCGAAGATTTTTCCCTTTATATCAATAATTTTAAAATTGTTTATAAATATTAACATCTTGAATTTTTCGGGAATATTTATATTTAGATTTTTTTATCAAAATTTCTACATTTGAAAGGAATTTAACATATGCCAATAACTGAAGGAGGAAAATTTAGTCCTGTTGACCGTATAGTCAGCCCAGGAGTATTTACAAGAGAAAACGACCTAAGCGGAGTAGCACAAGGTGTTGCTGAAATTGGAGCAGTAGTACTTGCTCCATTCCCAAAAGGTCCTGGATTCGCACCAACATTAATCACCAACGCAGCCGATCTTGAAGAAAAGTTCGGTGTTGCTGATGGTGTTTATTATGGCCCATACACTGCAAAAGAATACTTAAATGAAAAAGGATTCGTTACCGTTTGTCGTGTAGGTGCATTGACAGGATATAGACAAATCAATCCATTTGTAATCTGGGCACAACCAGGTACTTGGGCCAGAAGCGGTTCTGCTGGTGCTTTAAATAGTGGTTCATCCTATGTACTATATGATAGTGCCAATATTTCCAGTACATTTACTTATGTATCTGCAAGCACAAGTGGATCACTATCATTTATTTCTGGTGCAACATTCACTGCAAAGTTTAATTCTACTGCGGGTGATAACACTACATTAGATGTAAATTCACCAAACGGGAGTTTATATAATAGTGGTCAAACTTATAGTTTTACTATAGGTTCAGAATCTTTTGTTGGTGTTTATGTAACATCATCTTATCAAGGAAACGGATCTTATACAAATAATGATAAATTATTACAAGCAATTGCAGAATCCACATCAACAACATCATATTTCTCCGCATCACTAAATACAGGCAGTGTAACAATTACAAATACTGATGGAAATTTGATTGGTACAAATATTACACTTATAAGTGGTAGTATATTTGCTTTAAGATCTTCAACTGGTTGTGGAACACAAGTATATCTTAAGGGTGTAATTAGTGGATCATTTGGTAAAATTACTACTGCATTTTCACCAACTTGGTCAACACCAGCCGATCCATGTAATCCAACCGCAGTAAATGTTAAACCAAGAGTATTGGCAGTATTATCAAATACTCAATACGGTACATTAGACAGTAGTTTTAATGCTCCTGGTTTTAGTGGTTCTGTATTGAATCAAAAACCTGCTACATCTGGGACTTATACTGGTTCTGTAGATCCAACATCATTGAGTAATTTTCAATTAATATTGGCTCAAAACGCATCTTTAATTGGATATTATGATTTCTCATTAAATCCAGCAGATTCAAATTATATTACAAACGTATTTGGAAATGATGCAACAGTTGGTAATCAAGACGACCAAGTTTCCGGTGCCAAGATTGAAGCAGCTTACTTATACAAGACATTCGAAGATTCAATTCAAAAAGTAAATGATGAATTGAATACTGGCGGTTGGAAAGTATATGGTGCATATCTACCATCTAGTTCATTTGCAACTGGTGAAGTATTGAAGTTCACTGATCAATATTCAACAAACTTGAATGCAGGTGATTCTCAATATGGATTAACCAGTGCAGCAACCCCTTGGATTCTTTCACAAGGAATTGCTCCTTGGAGTGGTAATGCAAATCCAGGTTCAGTAACAAAATATCAATTATTCAAAGCACACACTTTGAGTGATGGTACAAATACAAACAAACAATATAAGATTGAAATCAGCAATGTTAAATTGTCTGGTACAGTTGCAGGAAGTGATTGGGGTTCATTCACACTCGCAGTAAGATCTTATAGTGATACCGATAAGAAACCAAAGTATTTGGAAATCTTCCAAAACTTGAGCCTAGATCCAAATTCTTCAAACTTTGTTGCTCGTAGAATCGGTGATAGATACAACTTCATTACATATGCTGGTAAGATCATTGAATTCGGTACTTATACAAACTTAAGTAAGTATATCAGAATTGAAATGAATACCGTTCCATATCCAGTATCTTCAGTTCCTTATGGAAATGAAGCTTATGTAACTCCACTTGGAGGTACAATTGGAAATTATGTTCCAGTAGTGCAATATAGTAAAGCAAGTATTTATGGATTAGCACCAGGCAAATATGCTTCTGGTACAGTAATCAGTGATATTCCACTAGGTGCTGATAGTGAATTGACTTCTCTATATCCAACAAGTTCTACAAATGCAGGTGTAAAGATTGATACAGAACAATATTTTGCTCCTCTACCATTTGGTGCTACTGTAGGATATAATATCGCATTTGATTTGGAATCAACAAGTTCAAATGTTGGAACTGGTTCATTACTTGCTGCATCATTAAGTGGTAGTATTCCTTCAACATATGATGCAACTAACGAAGCTACATATGTCAAGATGCGTAAGTTCGTAGTAGGATTCCAAGGTGGATTTGATGGTCAATCACCAGCAGTTCCAATTAATGTTGGAAGTGACATTATCGCAGGTAATACACAAGGTTTAAATTGTACAAATATTAACAGTGCGGGTTCAATCGCTTACAAACAATGTGTAGGTGCTCTTGGAAATGCTGATGAATTTGACATCAACTTGATTGTAACTCCTGGTATTTTCCACGAACAACACAGTTATGTTACTGACTTGGTAACAGATATGTGTGAAGCCCGTGGTGATACATTCTACATCATGGATAACGTAGTATTCCCAGCAAGTAACCAAACAGTAGGATTGATTGACGCAGCAGTAAATGATGTGTCTACAATCGACAGTAGTTACGTTTCTACGTATTATCCTTGGGTTAAGATTCTAGATACAAACTTGAATAAGATTATAAGTGTACCTCCATCAGTAGTAATGCCAGCAGTTTATGCTGCTAATGACAATGCTGCTGCTGAATGGTTCGCTCCGGCCGGTCTAAACCGTGGTGGAATCGCACAAGCAGTTCAAGTTCTAGATAGAACAACCCACAGTGAACGTGATACATTGTATGAAGGTCGTGTAAATCCAATCGCAGCATTCCCTGGTCAAGGTATCTGTGTATGGGGTCAAAAGACACTTCAAATTCAACCAAGTGCTCTTGACAGAGTAAACGTTCGTAGATTGTTAATCGCACTTAAGAAGTTTATTGCAAGTAGCAGTAAGTTCTTGGTATTCGAACAAAATGTAGCTGCTACAAGAAACCGTTTCTTGAGTATCGTAAATCCATATTTGGAATCTGTACAACAACGTAGTGGATTGTACGCTTTCCAAGTTGTAATGGATGATACAAATAATACTCCTGACTTGGTTGATAGAAACATCCTATAT